GCGACCGGCAACAAGCCCGCGTCGTATTCAATGAAGCCAAATGGCAGGTCACACAATCATCTGCCCTGTCTGGTATCTGCAAGGTGTACCGCGACGTCATCGAGGTTCCGTCAACGGGTGCGATCTATCGTGTGCTATCAAGCGACGCAAAGTTGCAGCAAGGCCTTAACCCGTCCACGGTCGTATTCGACGAGCTTCACGTTCAACCGAACGACGATTTGTGGGATGCGCTCACGTTGGGTTCCGGTGCGCGTAAAGACCCGATGATCGTCGCCATCTCAACCGCAGGCTTTGACCTAGACACGGTGTGCGGCCGTCTTTATAACTATGGCAAAGAAATTATCTCAGGCACAAAACAAGATGAGCGGTTCGGATTTTGGTGGTGGGAAGCACCAGCCGACTGCGACATTCACGATCGCGACGCATGGGTCGCCGCGAACCCTAACCTCGCAGAAGGTTTGCTTGATATCGGTGACATGGAAGTGTCCATGATGCAGACAGCCGAAGTTTCTTACCGAAGATTCAGGTTGAATCAGTGGGTTCGTACCGATGGTGAGTCGTGGTTGCCGAAGGGTGCGTGGGAGTTGTGTCGTAGTGAGGATGAACTTGATCCGAACATTCCTGTGTTCGTCGGCATTGACATGGCGTTGAAGCATGACTCGATTGCGGTTGTGGTTGCTCAACCTCAGGAGTCTGGTCGGATTGTTGTTCGGGCGAAGATTTGGCATCCTGATGGCGGTGTGATGGATGTGGCCGCAGTCGAGCAACATATTCGTGATCTTGGTCGCGAGTACACGGTGCAAGAGTTCGCCTATGACCCAGCATTCTTCCAACGCTCAGCAGAAGCGATGTCCGATGAAGGGTTCACGATGGTTGAGTTCAGCCAGTCGACTGCGCGTATGGTGCCTGCTTGCGGAACTTTGTATGAGATGATTGTGAATCAGAAGATTGCACATAACGGTGATCCTGTGTTCGCTGATCAGGTGTTGTCGGCGGCGCAACGCTCGACCGACATGGGTTGGCGGTTGTCGAAAGGTAAATCGAAACGCAAGATTGACGCTGCGATAGGCTTGGCGATGGCTGTGGATCGTGCAACGAGACGGGTCGAGAGTGTTCAGCAACCAGGGTTTTTCGTAGTGTGAGGAGTGATGAGATGATTGTTTTATTATTGGAACTAGTCGCAATTTTGTTAATTGCGGTCGGCGTATTTTACATTGCGTTACCGCTTGGGCTAATCTTTACAGGCGCATCTCTGCTTGCCTTCACCTTGGCTTGGGAGCGGTCAAAGAAAGCGGCTAGAAACTGATGTTGTTTAGATTGTTTCAACCAAGAGGCGAAGAACGGGCCGTCTCATATCAGTCGCTGTTCGCGGCAGGTGACGCATTCCAATTCACAACGAACGCCGGCACAGTTGTCACGCAAGAAGATTCACTCAAGATCGGAACCGTGTATGCGTGTGTTCGACTGATCGCGGACTCTATCTCAACTCTGCCAGTTGACACATACATTCGTGTCGATGGTGATCGTCGTCCTTACCGACCGCGACCAGAATGGGTTGACATGCCCGAAATCGGTGTGTCACGCACCGACCACTTCCAGCAGGTACTTGTCTCGATGCTGTTGAACGGCAACTCGTTTACTCGTATCATCCGAGACAATCAAGGCATCGCAGGTTTGTCGGTTTTGAATCCGTTGAAAGTTGAAGTGAAACGCGATGAATCACGTCGCATCATCTATGTTTACGACAATCAGTACATCATCGAGCATGATGACATGATCCATCTGTCCGAGTTGCGTTTGCCTGGTGATCTTCGTGGCCGTTCACGCATTGAACTAATCAAAGAGAACCTCGGATTATCGAAGGCATTGGAAGAGTTCGCTGCAAGATTCTTCGGTCAAGGTTCGCACACTTCTGGCATCATCGAGTTCCCAGGCAACCTGACCCGCGAACAAGCAAAGTCGCTTGTTGACGGATTCGAAGAAGGTCACAAAGGTTTGCGTCGCTCACACCGTCCAGGCATCCTGTTCGGTGGCGCGAAGTACACGACAACTTCGGTCGCACCAGACGACTCACAGTTCCTACAATCACGACAGTTCGCAGTCGAAGAGATCCTTCGTGCGTTCCGTGTACCGCCATCGATGGCTGGTGTGATTCAGTCAGGTGCGCAAGCTTACGCTTCGGTTGAAATGAACGGAATCCACTTCGTGATGCACACACTCCGACCATACGTCACCAAGATCGAAGACGGATACTCGAACAAACTTCTCACCAATGGTGCGTTCATGAAGTTCAACCTTGATGGTTTGATGCGCGGCGACTTCGGTTCACGAGTCGCAGGATATTCATCAGGACTACAGGCAGGCTGGTTATCAATCAACGATGTGCGACGATTCGAGGATTTGCGTCCGGCTGAAGGTGGCGACGCTTACCGTGTACCGCTCGCGAACGTCGATCTTGCCGCTGCTGGACTCACGGAACTTGACCGCAAAACAATGATGGCGCAACGTCTTATCAACGCAGGTTTCGAACCAGCATCCGTGTTGAAAGCACTTGACATCGAGCCGATCGTTCACACAGGTGTCGCACCAGTCTTGTTGCAACAGGTTGCTGAGCCGACACCGACCTATGATGTGAATCAGCGTGACGTGAATGTGACGATGCCTGAGGTGGTTGTGAATGTTCCACCAGCGAACGTGAACGTGGCCGCACCTGTAATCAATGTTCCTGAAACTGTGGTGCGTGTGAACGTGCCGGAGAACAAGCCGACTGTCCGCACAGTTGAACGTGATACCGAAGGTAGAATCTTGACTATCACCGAAAGGGTTGAAGAGTAATGGCTACAGGTTTATCTGCTTATCTTTGCAACTCGTTTCTTGATGCGCTCGGTAACGCGACAGCGTATTCGGTGTCAACTGTGTACATCAAACTTCATGTCGGTGATCCAGGTGCAGCAGGCACTTCGAATGCTGCGACCGAAACGACACGCAAATCTGTTTCATTCGGTGCTGCTTCAAACGGTGCAATCACATCGGATGCGGATATCAGTTGGACGAATATCGCAGGTTCGCAAGACGCAACACACTTCACCGCTTGGGACAATGTCAGTGCCGGCAACTTCTTGTTCTCAGGCACAATCACAGGCAACGCTTACACAGCTGGTGACACTTACACAATCTCATCTGGCAATCTGTCTGCATCTCTAACTGTCGCTAGTTAGTAGGCCGCGATGGCGGTCAAAAGATTCCTGCTCGACACGAGCGAACTGAACGACGCCACCTACGGGCTAGATGGCGGTCTTGCATTCCTTCTGGACACCAGCACACTTGATGGCACAAGAGTTCTTGACGGCGCAGAGTTCCTAACCACAGCCACAGGCACAGCGACGCTAGGCGCACTATCAGCAACCGCGACAGCAACCGTCACACATTCGGTTACGGCTTCAGCGTCGCTCGGTGGTTTGTCGAGTACCGCGACTGCCACAGTTATTTTGCCTGCGACAGCATCTGCGAATCTTGGTGGTCTTGTTTCTTCAGCGACCGCAACAGTTGTCCTACCGGCAACAGCATCCGCTGACCTTGGTGGTCTTGCTTCTTCGGCCACTTCCACAGTTGCACTACCAGCAACCGCATCGGCTACCTTCGGCGGTCTTGCCGCTTCGGCTATCACAGCAGTCGAACAGAACGCCGTCGCAACAGCGAGCCTTGGCGGTCTAGTCGCCACAGTTGATTCGATACCGACACCGCCAGAACCTGAACCCACACCGACACCATCTGGTGGTCGCAGAGTCTATTCAACGACACCACGCAAAAAGATTGAACCCATCATCGAGCCAGTCGTTGAGATACCAGTCATTGAACCGAAACGACGATATGCGGTTGCGTCAACATCGTTGACAGGGATGCAGGCACAAGCGACAAGCACTATCACGTTCAGCATCTTGGAAGATGACGCTGAACTACTATTGATGCTCTGAGGTAACAATCATGCCAATGACAAATGGATCTATCACGGTCGGCACAGCCGCCACACTCATCACACACAGCGGAGTGAACCCAGGACAATTACATGTCAGCAATCTTGACAACACCGACACAATCTTTCTCGGTGGCGCAGCAATCACAGTGAACGCAGGTCATGCGTTGCAGAAAAGTTCATCAGAAGACTTTGTCATGTACCCAGGACAAAGCATGTACGCGATATCAACCAAAACAGGCCACGCAGTAGCATTCACGCTCATCACTCCGTAATGCCTTACTTCATTACCGACAAATCACCAGATTGTTCTGGGTGGGCAACCATCAAAGAAGATGGTGAAGTGATCGGCTGTCACACAACGAAGCAGGATGCAATCGATCAGATGGTTGCGGTGTCTATTGCCGAAGATATGGAACCTGGTGGTGAGCGGGCGTTACCTGATAATTATCGGCCTGCGTTGTCACCTGATGTTCCTGAAGGTCGCGCTTGCGGGAACTGTGCGTTCTACGATGATGACAATGTGATCGCAGATGGCGACAATCTGAAAGCATGGTGCGAGAAGT